AACGAAGATTGGTGGGACGGATACAGAGGCCAAGAAACAGTCATTTTCAATGAATTCCGAGGCCAGGTGACGTTCAGCGAACTCCTGGACCTCGTCGACAAGTGGCCCAAGACAGTCAAATGGAGGAACAGGGAGCCAGTGCCGTTCCTGGCAAAGACACTTATCGTGACAAGTGTCCTAACTCCCGAACAATGTTACCATGGAAAGACCGGTGAGGAACCATGGGAGCAGTTTCACCGGCGATTTGAGCTCATGGACCAAAAGGACCTGAAGTGCCCAAAGGGTAATATAGGAACCTTTGGGCTTTTTGAAAAAAAATAGGCGTCGAGACTGAATTTTTTTACTCCTTAGCTGTGCCAATCGTTGACATCACGGCAGTAACAGACGGCGTCTGAAGATCAGCCGTCGTGTTATCAGTAAAGATCAGAATGTAATTCAGATTCTCATTTTTATAACAGTCAGCCGTCGCGGCAGTCCACTGATCGTTAGGAGTGCCTAGGACCTGATTCCCCATAGGGACAGTGAATGAGATATTCTTAATCGAATCCCTCATGTTAGTCGAGATCTGTTGACCCGGGGCGACAGCAAGCTGTCCGCCAAGTATGAAATCATACTGCTTCTTCACCTCGAAATAACGAGGATTGAGACGGACAAACGCATTCGCGCTAGATCCACCAGCCGTAGTACCAAACGGCCCACGACACGAGTAGGCGATGTTAGCGCCAAGACCCGCGCCGCCACCAAGATCGCGAGTAAGATCCCCAAGGATCGTCGTCGCACCTGCTGGGGTCAACTGGATGTGCATCACTCGAAAGGATACAGGCTGAAGTTCTGTTTGAGTCGTAAACTGCATATCAACGCGCACATTCGGAATGGCAAGCCGGCCACACTGCTGAGCTACGTCAGAGTCCGGACCCCAATTACCCCACGCTGGACTGTAACCAGTGGCAACCAGAGCGGGCATGACGGGGATAGTTAAGTCCCCGAACTGCGAATTACGCACCGTATGATACAGGCCATATTGATTCTTGTCAGAGCGAAGGGTACATTTAATCCCTTCAATCTGACTTTGGTTACTGGCAACTGAAGGACGACTCGGGTATCCACGAAACCGCGGTCGAGGCCGAGGCCCGGAGCCACGATGGTTCATTGACGAAGACCGGTATGTCCGGCCAGAACGCCAACCACGACGGACTCCCTTGTATGGAGGGGCCATGGTTTATCCTCTGCATAGATTTTTTTTTTGGAAGGACGACTTCGTCGTTAAGGGGGGAAAAAAATTATGTGTTCAAAAAACAAAGATGACAAAGGACCAGAAGTCAAGATGGTTTGTCGTCACCCAGTGGAACATGGATTGCGACTACGAGGCGGTTATCGGTAGAGGCCAAATCCGATACATCGCCTATGGAGAGGAGACATGCCCGACGACAGGACGTCGTCATCACCAATGCTTCGTATACTTCCACAACAAGAAGGGGACGGGCAAGACGTCATGCAAGAAAATCGGGAAACTCTTCGGATCAACCCAAGCCTGGGTCGAACCACTCCGTGGCTCAATCAAAGAGAATGAGTCCTACTGCGGAAAAGAGAACACCCTGACAAAAATTGGGGAAGAGCCCAAGCAGGGAGCCCGAGGCGACCTGGAGGAAACCAGAGACGCGATCGCAGCCGGAACGATGTCCGTCGACGAGATATGCATGGACAACCCCCAGATGTTCCACATGTACGGACGTACGATGGAGAGGATGGAACAGATAGCTTTACGGCGTCAATTCCGACACCCAGACGGAACTCACCCACACATGACCAAGGGCATCTGGGTTACGGGGCCAAGCGGATGCGGCAAAAGCCACTTCAGTTTCGAGGGATACTCCCCAGAAACTCACTACGCCAAAAACCTGAACGAAGATTGGTGGGACGGATACAGAGGCCAAGAAACAGTCATTTTCAATGAATTCCGAGGCCAGGTGACGTTCAGCGAACTCCTGGACCTCGTCGAC